GTGTTGGTGCTGGCAGGCTCGTCGGCGTCGTCGCCGGGAGCGGGTGCGGGCTGCTCGGCAGTCTCGCCCAGCTCGCCGATGTACTTGGCGACGCCTTCCTTCACCAGACGGGCCTCCAGCTCGTCGTCGAACTTCTGAGGGCCGTCTGCTTCAGTGATGGGGATCACCTTGCGGCCGTTATAGTAGCCGAAGGTGCCCTTGATGATCTGGATCATGCTCTGCTCCTTTCTGCTGCGCTCAGTCCGTCAGGACGTCCGCAACGATGAACGGGTTCTTGTTGTTGGGGATCATCAGCGGGCGGCTGGAGATGGTCAGCGTGCGGCTGTTGCCTTCGGCGCTGCTCACATACTTCGGCACGCGGCGGCCGGCGTAGGTGTGGAACTCGCCGTCGCTCTGCTCGACCTGAGAGACGGCACCGTAGGCGGTGCGGCCAGCGCCGGGAGCGGTGAGGACGCACTTGCCGGACGGGATATAGAGCTTGTCGTTGCCCTCGTCGTCGGTGTAGGTCAGGTCGTAGGAGATGACGCTGATGATGCGGCCGAGGACGTTCAGGCGGGCCACGATGGCAGCGCCGTCAGGCAGCAGCTCAGGCTCCACGTTGCCGATCTCGATGCGGCGGTTGTCGAGGAGCTTCTGCACGGCCGCGTCGTTGATGATGGTGTCAGCCACGTCCGGGGAGCAGACCAGATCAGAAGCGCGGAGGCCGCGCTTGGTCAGCATACGGATCATGGCCTCCAGATCCTTCAGGATCTTGCCGCCGGTGGCGTCCCACTTGGCCGTCGGGGTGTAGGTCGCGGGGTTGCTGGCCTCGGAGTAGAAACGGATCTCCATCTCGTCGGCCTTGTCGACGTCGTCGGCGATGTGCTTCATCACGCAGCCATTGGTCAGCATGGTCTCGGCGGCCATCGCTTCTTCGCGGTTGGTGATGAGCTCGCCCAGCTCGTCAGCGTCGCGCAGGATGAGGGTCTGCTGGCGCTGCTCAGGGGTGAGCTGAGAGTAGAGAGCCTCGCCGAAGCCACGCTTGCGCAGCTCGTCGAGGGTCAGGACGCGACGGGGAGCCACGAAGGGCGGGGTGTAGCGTTCCATATTGTAGCCGGCGCGCAGGACGGTGACGCCGCCCTTGCGAGGGGCCACGAAGGGCGCCAGCTTCTTGCTGCCGTCACGGAACTCGACGAGCACGTCGTCGGTGGCAAAGATGTCGCTCGCGTCGTTGGTGGGGAAGTAGCGGTCACGCAGGAAGGTCGCAGCAGGGGTGAGCTGCTGCACGGCCATGAGCAGCGTGTGGGTGTCGTAGAAGTTAAAAGGCATTTTGTTGTCCTCCTTCTCTTAGTATTCGATGGCGTCGGAGAGCAGGATGCCGGCCTTGCGCAGCTCCTCCTCGTCGGTCGCCTTCAGGGTGTAGCCGCTTGCGACGGCCAGCTTGTTGCGGGCGAAGTGGCCGGTGCGGTAGGCCAGCACGGTCACGTCCGCGGTGGTGCCGACTTCCACGTCCTCGGCGAGGATGCAGTTGGCGGTCAGGGTTTCGTTGGTGGTCGCGGTGGTGCCGAGGATCACCAGCTTGCCGTCGCCGGCAGTGCCAGCAGACAGGGCCAGCACGGTGCCGCGCTTATAGGTGGCTGCGGCGGTGGCCTCCTTGCGGATGGTCACGGTGAACACGTCAGCGACGGGCTCGTTGGCAACGATCAGGCCGTCATAGCCGACGCTGCCGAGGTTTTCGTCCAGTCTCTTGCTCATTACTTCTTACCTCCGTTCTGAGACTTGGTGGAGTTGTAGAGGCCGACGATGGCGTCCACCTTTGCCTTGTCGTCGTTTTCGCTGCCTTCCTCGCCGCCGTTAGGGGCAGCGCCGACGCCGGCAGCGCCGGACTCGTCGTTGTCAGCCTTGGCGTCCTTCAGGTGCTTGGCACCGAGGGCCGCCTGCTTCTGCATAGCCTTGAGCGCGAGCTGCTCAGCGGTGCAGGGGGTCTCGCCGTACTTGGCGTCCCTGACGAGCTGCGCGTCGCCCACACTTGCGGCGATGCTGTCGATGGCCTCGATGCGGGCGCGTTCCTGCGTTCTGGCAGTTTCGGCCGCCTGCTGCTCGATCTGAGCCACGACGTCGGGGTGCTGTGCTCTCATTTCTTCGAGGGTCATGGTCTTGTTGTCCTCCTTCTTGGGGCCGTCGTTCTTGGCGGCCGCGTGTTTATTTCCAGCCGCAGGGGCGGCGTGGATGCTGTTGTCGATGGGGATCGTCCCCGGGATGTGTCTGAAGCCCTTGACGTCGTGCCGGATGCCGGCGACGAGGAGCACCTTCTTGTCGGCGCTCAGGGCGACGTCGGGGCCTTCGTCTGTGAGCAGGGTGTCGGCAAAGCCGTTGTCAATGGCCTCCTGCCCGACCATCCACGTCTCGCGGGTCATCATGCTGCGGAGCTGGTCGACCTCGAGGCCGGTCTTGGCGTGGTAGATCTCCGCGATGGCCCGCTCGCTCGCGTCGAAGTCCTTCTGGAGCTTCTTCAGGTCTGCGAGGGTGTAGTAGTCGTAGAGCAGCCCGGCGACGCCGTGGATCATCACCATGCTGCCGGGATAGACCTGTACCTCGTCGCCCGCGCAGGCGATGACGCTGGCCGCGCTGGCCGCGATGCCTTCCACGACGACGACCTTGTGGCCGGTCAGGCCCTTGATGGCGTTGTGGATGGCGATGCCGGTGTAGAGGTCGCCGCCGCAGCTATTGATCTTGATGGTGATGTTGCTCTTGCCCTTGACGGCCGCGAGATCCTCCATGAAGCTCTCGGGCGCGATGTAGAGGCCGGGCTCGGGCTCGCCCGTCCACCAGTCCACAGGCTGGCGGCTCACGACGTCGCCGTAGAGGGTGATCTCGCCCTCGTCGTCGCCGATGCTGGCGACGTTCCAGAACTTGATCGGCGTGCCCGCAGTCTGAGGCCCGGCGCAGAGCCGGGGAGTGTTATGCGTTCTCATGCTTGTCTCCTTCCTTGATGCTTTTGATGGCCTCGGCGACGATCGCCTCCCGCAGAGCTGCGGAGATCGTGCCGCTGGCCGCTGTGCTCTGGTCGACCTGCCCCTGCGCTGCGCGCAGCTTCTCGTTTTCCCGAGTGAGCTGGTCGACGTTGGCGTCCCACTGACCGCCGTTGAGTCGGATGGTCGCCTGTTCTCTGGTCGTGATGCCTTCGCCGATGGCGAGGATCTCGGCCGTGATCTCCTTCGTCGGGTCGAGCTGTCCCTGAGAGGGGCCGATCCACTCGGCGCCGAGGTATGCGGCGCGGATTGCCGGATCTGCGAAGAAGCCCGGGGCGCTGATGCGGCCGCGGGCGACGGCTTCAGAGAGCCAGATCTCATATACCGGCGTGCAGAAGTCATCGACAAACCACTTGCGCCTCATGCGGAACGCCTTCCACGCCTCCATCAGGGCGGCGCGGCTGGCGCTGTACGAGCTGTTGAAGCTCTTGAGCAGAAGGTCGGCCGGGATCTCGAGCGCGGCGCCCACCTGTTCACAGATGGCGCGCAGGAAGGTGTTGAAGCCACTGGCCGGCCGCTTGGGGTCTGCAAAGGTCACGTCCTCGCCGGGCTCCATGATGTTGATCTGGCCGGGGCCCATCTCGTACTCATTAGGATCTCGGCTCACCTCCGGCAGGCTGCTCCCGACCTCGTTGAACGGGTTGTCGCCGGCGCCTGCCTCAGTCTTGATGAAGGCCGTGAAAAACGACTCGACGACCGCCGCAGTCAGCTCGCTCTCGGTGTAGCGGCGAAGCTGGAGCAGGGGCTCGATGACCTGCGCGAGATAGCTGACGCCGCGGTATTGATCCGGGCGCTCGCTCTCCATGACGTGCAGGATGTTCGGCAGGCCAGTCCGCTCGCCGTATGCCTGAACACGGGCCCACGTTGTCGTCGTGCTGCCGAGCTCGAAGGGGTAGGTGCTGCGGATGTGGTACGCCTCGATCTGGCCGTCGCCGTTCACCTCGACGCCGTCGTAGATGGTGTTGCCGTTGGCCGCCTTGCCGGTGGTCAGCAGCATCGGGGTGATGATGCCGGAGGTCGTTGGCGTGGCGACTCGGTCGGCCTCGATCAGGTGCAGGCGTAGCGAGTAGGGCGTGAGCGGCGTCGGCTCGTACTGCTTCACGACGGCGAACACGTCGCCGCTGACCAGCCACGAGGAGAGTGCGAGCTGCTGCATGGCTGCGAAGTTGTTGACGCCGGTGGCGTCGCACGCCCTTTTGTTCTCAGACCAGAGAGCGAACTCACGCTCGGCCTGAGCCTGCCATGCGTCGGCGGCCTCCTGTGTCATGCCGAGCGCCTCTCGGTCGATCCGACTCTTGAGCTGGAGGCCGATGCCGACGACGTTGGTGCGGTTGGTGCGGATGGCAGAGGTGGCGATCGGGGCCGCCATGTAAAGCATCCGGGCACGCTGCCGCAGGGTGTAGTTGTTGGCGTCGATGTCCTCCTTCGGGCTGCCGCTCATAGCTCTGAAGCCCTTGGTCGCCTTCTTGTGCCAGCTCGCGCCGGCGTCGCCGTAGCCCTTATTCACAGGGCGCGGCTGCTGCCGCCTGTTCTGTGGGCGGCTTCTGCTTTTTCTTTTGCTGATGGTGCTCACCTCCTTCATGGTGAAGATGGCCGAGTCGGGAGAAAAGGAGCGAAAACTCCCGGCGTCGGCCTATGAAAAAAGCCCCTTTCGGGGCTTCTTTCACCAGTCTCGGGGCACTACTCCCACAGCTTTTCGCGGCTTCTCGCCGTTCAGTGCGGCCTCGAGGGCTTCGATGTCTGCCTCGAGCTGTTTGATGGCGGCCCGGATGGATCCGAGGTCGGTGTTGTAGCGGGCCAGATTGCGCGAGCCGATGCCGTAGCTCTGGACGCCTCCGTCCAGCATCTCGGCCTCTCGCTTCAGGTAGAGCTCCAGCCGGTTCCTCTTGATGGAGAGCTGGTACTCGATTTGTTCGCGGGTCTTTCTCATTGTGGTCTGTCCTCCTTACCAGTCGTCGAAGGCGTCGGCCCGGTTGTGCCGTTGCCGCTGCCGTCGCTGCTGCGGGGCCTTCGGTTTTTCCTCCAGCCCTTGCAGGCGGCGCTCGATGGCGTCCATGTCGGGGTTGATGATCTTGAGGCCGGCGTTGGCGTAGTCGCGGCAGTCGAGGGCCTCGTTGCGGTTGTGCCCGGGCAGCTTCTCCCATGCCCAGCGGTCGCCGCGGCGCGTGTGCGTGAGCACCAGCTTCTCGGAGAGGAGCCCGTTGAAGAAATTGAGGTCATAACCGGCGTCGGGGTGCCGGTTGAAATGGCAGTATTTTGGCCCGGGCTCCTGCACCTTCAGATTAGCCATGATCGTCGCCTTGCCGGCGTCGACGCCGATAGTGTAGAGCCAGCAGGTGATCCGCTTGTTGTCGCGGATCGGCACCTTGCTCGGGGGCGAGACGAAGGGGATGCCGTCGCCGCCCTTGCCCTTGATGGCAAAGACGCGCTTGCCGACGCGGGCCCGGCACGCCTCATAGACCTCTTGGGTGAAGTGGCCGCCGGAGTCGACGCAGGTGATGGAGATCTTCAGGCCGCGGCCGTTTTTGAACTTGTAGACGTGGTCGACCACGTCGTCGAGTCGCTGCCAGACCTCCGGGGTGTCTGGCCGGCCCATGATGTAGCCCTTGACGACGCCCCACGTCTCGCCGTACTTCCCGTGGCCGACTACCTCGTATTCGAGGCGGTTGTCCTGAGTGTCGACGCCGCAGGTCAGCACGAGCACGCCGTCAGGCAGCTCCACAGGGGTGCCGTCCGGGCGGGTGCCGTAGTCCTCACGGCGGGCGAGCATGGTGTCCTCGTCCTCGAGGTCGCCGCGATCTTCCCACAGTTGGCCGAGCAGGGTGTTGTAGACGACCTTGAGGCGCTGCGGGTCATCCTTGGCGTCGAGGAACTTGAGGACGATCTTCTCCCACGGAGTCCACGGGCTCGAGAAGGCATTGAGCCAAAAAGAACGGACGCCCTTCTTGTAGGCGTCCGGGTTGTCGGCGATCCACTTGGCAGGCTGCTTTCGCATGGTGTCCTCGGGGATCAAGCAGCCGCACGCCGGGCAGCTCCACGAGACGCCGCTCTTGAGGCTCCACGACTTTTTCCCGCGGATCCTCTTGACCTCCGGGTCGAAGTGGATATTGTCGAACACGATCTCGCTGTACTCCCCGCACTCGGGGCAGCGGTGGCACCAGCGTTCCTGCGTGCCTTGGTAAAAACTCGTTTCGATGTTGCTGTTGCCCTTGATGGTCGGGGTGGAGACCTCGACCGCCTTGGCGTTGTAGAATGTGGCCTGACGTGCTTCGGCCAGCGCCCACGGGTCGCCCTCGGTGCCGGCGCTGGTCGCCCAGCGGTCGCGCTCGTCGCCGATGATATAGCGGGCAGGCGTGGAGGCCAGAGCCGAGGCGCTGTTGGAGCCGGTCAGGGTGAGCATCCCGCCCGGGAACGACTTCTGGAGGATTGTGTTGCCACTGTCCTTGGCCTTTACGTCGTGCACCTTCGCCTTCAGGGGTTTGCTGTCGCGGATCATAGGGGCCACGCGGAGGCGGCTGAACTTCCGGGCGTCGTCGATGGTCGGGTGGACGTAGAGGATGCTGCCGGGGTCTTGGTCGATGATGTAGCCGATGATGTTGAGCTCGAGCTCAGACTTGCCGACCTGAGAAGCGGCCACCATGACTATTTTGTGCACCTTCGGATCCGTAAAGGCCCGCATGGGCTCCTCGAGGTACGGGGTGCGCTTGGTACGCCACGGGCCGGCCTCGGCTGAGCTTTCCGGGGAGAGGCGGCGGTGCTTGTCGGCCCACTCGTCCACGGTCAGGCTCTCAGGTGGGGCGAAGCGTTTGACCGCTCCGGCGATGGCGGTATTGAGCTTCGCGGCGGCTTTTTTAGTCGTCCGCGTCATCGGCGAGCTGCTCGCTCCAGCCTTCCCGATCCCTTACTCGCCGGGCGTACACCTCGGGATCGTATTTATAACCGGCCAGCTCCGTCAGGATCTTGTAGACCTCTGTGCGGATGATCTCAGACGCCTCGGCGGGTGTTGCTGCGCCGGTGACGTCGACGGCCAGACGGCCCGGCAGGGCCACGAGCATCGACCTGATATTGTAGACGAGGTCGGTCATCACAGCCTCGACGTCCTCGCTGCGGTGCATGGTGCCCTCGAGCTCACTGAGCTGGAGGGCGGCGATGTCTGCCTTGCTGCGCTTGAGGTCAGCCTCAGCCTCCAGACGCCGGCCCTCGATCTCGCTGTCTTTCTTCGACGGCTCCCGGCCGTTGGCCTTGGCCGTCAGGTATCGGATGTACCTCTGGATCGTCGGCAGCAGGTCATAGCGGTTGGCGTTGCCTTCCTTGACCGCGGCGATGACGCCATCCTTGGTGAGCTGCTGCACTCGGCGGGGCGTCATGTCGAACAGGGCCGCGATGGTCTTGCTGTCGACGAGCTTGTTGTTGGTTGGGTTCGGCATGGCGTTCCCTCCTTTCTGCCGCTCGGGCGAAACGAAACGGCCCGAAAAAATTTTTTCCCGGCTGCGCGTTTTTTGGGCTCGCCAGCACCGCAGGTCAGAGGGGCCCGTCACAGTACCTTGCGGCGCTGTGCGTGGCCGTGGAGGCGTCTGCGCGGCGCTGTGGCGCGCTCTGTGCGCGTCTGGCGGTGTGGGCCGGGCTCGGTGTCTGGTGCGGCTGTGGACGCGCTGTGCGGCGTTCTGGTTGGCTCTGGCTTAGAGGCCGAGGGCTCGCTTCATGTGGTGCTCGAGGCGCTTGCTGGTCTCGGTGTTGAGCCGGAGCATGATGGCCTCGTTGGTGCGGTCGCTGGTTATCATCTGCGGCACCGAGATGGTGGTCAGCTTCTTGATGTCGGTGCGGGTCTTGCTCATTCGCTGGAATGGGATCCAGCTCGTGCCGTCGCTCTTGGTGTTGCCTGTCCCCATGAGAACATTGTGCGATCGCTGCGAGAACGGGCCGCCCGGGGTACGGGTGTTCAGATAGCGGCCGATTACCTTCTTCTGTCCCTTGAGCACCGACGCCTTCAGCGTGTAGCTCTTACCGCGGGGCGGGGCCTTCGGTGTCATGCCGAAGTGCACAGGGGTCAGGAGTCTGCCCTTGTAGGTGATGGCGAGCTCCTCGATGGTCTCGCCGGTGATCTGGATGCTGCCGGCCATCTTCTTCGGCTTTCCGCTGCCCGAGGGCGTGATCTCCGACTTCTTGATGTTGTAGACGGCCGTGACCTCCTGAGCGATCCAGCCCGGGGCTCTGGCCTTGACGTCCTTGATGGTGTTGCTGATGGCCTTCTTGCCGCCGTTCTCGATTGCCTCGAGGTCAGCGACGAGCTGTTGCAGGTT